TGAAGATGGCTCTTTAAAATATCCTTACTTTGAAAGAGTTAGGCAGAATATGGCTCTATTGTTTCAAGCAGATCAAAATGGCACATTGACCTTAGAAAAGGCATATAATAAAGCGGTGTTACTTGATGATGAATTGGCAGCAGAGCAACAACAAGAATTACTTTTAAAAGAGAAACTTAAACAAAAAGAAGTTCTTGCTAAAGTAAAGAATAATAAAAAATATTCTCCTAATTTAACCAACAGCAAAAGGAATTTATCTGCTAAAGAAAAAAACGCTGAGGCGATTGCTAAACTCTTTGAATAGTTTTAAACATCTATTTTAATAATAATTTTAATAGATTTAAACAATGGCAAATCCTAATATTTCGCAGTTATTGACAACAACACTCAATAGCTACAAAAAAGATGTTACTGACAACATCTTAAACTTTCACCCTTTATTAGTAAAATTAAACGATGCAGGAAATATAGTTCGTGAATCTGGTGGTGTAAACTTTAGAGAAAATTTAACTTATTCTTCTAATGGTACAGTTCAATTCCAAGGTGAATATGACACTTTCGACACTACTCCACAAGATGTAATCACCGCTGCTGATTTTGAGCAAAAAATTATTTCTGGTACTATTACTATGACTGGTAAAGAAATGAAGCAAAACGCAGGAAAAGAGCGAATTGTAAATTTAATGGAAGAAAAAGTTAAAAACTTAGAAAATTCATTAAAAAATACTATTGGTACTGCAATTTATTCAGATGGTACTGGTTCAGGTGGTCAAGAAATCGGCGGTTTACAATTGTTAGTTGCTGATGATCCAACAACTGGCACGGTAGGCGGTATTGACAGAGCATCTACTGATGGTGCTTTCTTTAGAAATAAACTTTATGATTTTTCCGTTGAGTCTGCAACTAAAGATGCTACAACTATTCAGCCTGCTATGAACTCACTTTATAGAAGATGTCAAGCTCAAGCTGGCCAACAACCAGACTTAATTACTGCTGATGATATAAATTTCGGTCTCTTTGAAGATTCTTTACAAACTATCCAAAGAATTTCTGACAGCAGATTAGGTAAATTAGGTTTCGATGTATTAAAGTACAAACAAGCAGAGGTTTATTACGATCCAGAATGCCCAGCTAATCACATGTATTTTTTAAATACTAGTCATATTAGATTAAAGCATTTAGGCGACTTTTTAGAAAGAGGCGAAGTAACTAGACCAGTGAACCAAGATGTCTATGTATTACCAATTACAGGCTTAATGAACCTTACTATTGATAATGCAAGAGTACACGGTGTAATGATCGACTAATTAACAAGGGAGGGTAAAACCTCCCGCAATTTATTATAAAAATGTCAAATTTTAAAAGTACAGAAATTACAATCTACAATCAAAAGATTGATGAAAATTCTTCAACTAAAAATGTGCCTCTAGGTACTATTATTAAAGCAATAGATAAAGATTCTACTGATTATGGTATTGGTGAGTTTATTTATCTAAAAGGTGTTGCTTCAACTGTTGTAGGTTCAGCGGTTGTTTATAACGCTGATGACTTTTCAACAACTTTAGCATCTGCTAATGCTGTTGGCTCGGTAGCTTTTGCAATGGCTGCAACTGTTGCTAATGAATATGGTTGGTATCAAATCGGCGGTAAAGCTGTTGGCAAGGTTGCCGCTTCTTTCGTTGATAATGCTGACTGTTACTTAACTTCAACAGCAGGCACGATTGATGATGCTGATGTTGCTGGTGACTATATTAGAAGATGCAAAGGTGCATCTGCTATTGATACCCCTTCAACTGGTTTAGCTGAATTAGAAATTGCTAGACCTGAGGTTGCTGACGGTAAAGATAACTAATCAACTGCTAGGGGGGTAACTCCCTCTAGTGCAATTTATATAATATGACTAAACAAGATTTTAAAAAAGGCGAGATTGTAACTTTAGATAAAGCAAAGCATATCAAAGAAAATAGTTTTAATGTAGCGTTTTTTGAAAAAGAAATAGAGACTAAAAAGGATGGTACGATAATAAAAGAATACATTTCTATTTACGGATCAAATGACAAATACACTAAATTAATTCGACCAGCTAGCGAGCAACGATTTGTTAATAATATTGGAGATAGTTTTTTAGTGCATGATAGCATAAGATTTCCTAATTCTTACCAAGTTTTTAAGGATCTAAAACAGTCTTTAAATAAAAAATAATGACCCTATTAAGCATCGCCCAAGAGATATTACAGCAGACAAAATCTGCAACAATACCAAGCACGATTATTGGTAATAATCAACCTGTTGCTATTCAAGTTTTGGAGGTGCTTAAAAGATCAATCGTAAATCTTTCAAGATCTTACGATTGGCAAGAACTAACAAAAGAATATAGTTTTAATGCAGTTGCATCTCAGAATAATTATTCATTGCCTAGTGATTTTGACAGGATAATTAATAATTCTTTCTGGAATACAACCGACAAAGAAGAAATGATTGGTTCTATATCTCCAGAAGATTGGAGAGAACTTGTAAATAGTACTGTTGGCTCTGGTGCGATTAATGAATATTACAGATTTAGAGGTGATGAAATATTAATATTTCCTACGCCAACAAGTACAGATGGTTATGTATTTGAGTACATAAGCAAAAATATTGTTAAAAGTAGTGGCGGAACTGGTCAAACTGGCTGGCTTGCTGATACTGATGTTCCTGTAATAGATGAATTTATATTGAAATTAGATGCAACTTGGAACTTGCTAAAAGTACAAGGTAGGCCTTACGCAGAAGATCAAAGGCAAGCAAATTTAGCCTTAGCTGAAAGAGTGGGAATAAACGCTGGTAGACATACCGTAAGGCACTCAGTTACAAGGCTTAGAAATGGTAAAATTGGTTATCCTGAAATTATAAATCAATCATAATGGTATTAGAATTATTAAGACAATATCCAGGATTACAGCAAGAAAGAGTGGGGCAAGCATTAAGAACTAATGTCGCCGCTCCAACTGGCGGTCTTAATACTCGTGATTCATTATCTCAAATGGAGGCAACCGATGCTCCAGAAATGGAAAATTGGTTTCCATCTCAAGGCAAAGTAGTAACAAGAAAAGGTTATTCAGTATATGCAGCAGGATTAAATGGTAATGTTGAAACTTTGGCAGAATTAAGAGATGGTACAACTAAAAAGTTTATTTGTGCAAATTCAGATGAAATAAACGATGTTACAAATCCTGCTTCAATATCTAATTTAGGATCAGGTTTTACAAATGCTAGATGGCAGACTGTTAATATGAATGGCAACCTATTATTATTTAATGGAGCAGACACACCGCAAGTTTATGACGGATCGATATTAAACAATTCAACAATACACGGGTCAGGATTAACACCGTCAGAATTAGACGGTTGCAATGTGCATAAAAATAGACTTTATGTTTGGTCAACTGATGATTCGGCTTTTTGGTATGGTTCGACTAATGCAATACAGGGGACATTTCATAAATTTGACCTTGCTGGCATAGCACCTTATGGAGGAAATTTAATTGCAATGGCAACTTGGAATCATGATGGCGGTGATGGTGTTGATGATTACGCTCTTTTCATATTGTCTAGCGGTACTGCCTTATTATATGATGGCTCTAATCCTGCTAGTGCCAATGATTGGAATTTAATTGGCATATATAAAATAGGCGAACCGTTAAGTGTAAGATCGGTTGCAAAAGTAGGTGGAGATGTCGCGATAATGACAAGACCTGACTTTGTGTTTTTCTCAGAAGTATTTAAAAATGGTGGGGCGGTAACTTCTCAAACCAAGTTATCTGGGGCTGCTTTAGATTCAGCCAATGCTTATTCTTCAAATTATGGTTGGGAGGTTGTTTTATATCCAAAAGCTTCAATTGGTGGTTGGTTGTTTTTTAATGTGCCAGTGGCAACTAATACAACCTATATTCAATATGGCTTAAATACAATTACAGGAGCAGGATTTGAGTTTTCAAATATGAATGCGAGAACTTGGGGGCTGTATGATAACAACTTGTATTTTGGGGAAAATGGCTCTATAATGAAAGCGGATGATGGCTTAAATGACAATGGGAGCAATATCCCTTGCACGATACAAGCAGCATATTCTGATTTAGGTTCTCCACAAGAAAAAGTAGTAAATGAGTTTAGAAATGTAATCAATGTTGATGGTAATGTTGTTTTAAATACTACAATCAGTTTTGATTATGGCTCTAGGGCAGTTACTCAAGATGTTAGTAGTGTTTCATCTGGCACGCCTTGGGGTTCACCTTGGGGTTCTCCTTGGTCACCTGTAAGTGCAATCAGAAATGAACTAGTTGTAACTTCTGGCGAAGGTGTAGCTTTAGGAATGAAGATATTTGTTGCCTTAAATGGTCAACAACTTAGTTGGTATAGAACCGATTACAGTGTAACAGTTAATAATATTTTATAATGGGATTTTTTAAAAAAATAAAAAGAGAGGCAAAAAAAGTTGTTAATAAAGCAACTCCCGTTGGATTAGTTTATAGGGGACTTACAGGAAAAAATCTTTTTGGAAATAGCGCACCAAGATTATCATTTGAAACTCCTGAGCAAATAAGTACAGCCAATCTCTTTTCTAAACTAACACCAGAACAACAAAAGGATTTATTATTAAACAATCCTAATATAATAACACCAGGAGGAAGGCAAATATACGACCCCGTAACAAATACGGTAAGAATCGAAGAGTCGCCTTTTCAGCAAGAACAAAGAGGGAGGCAAGAAGCGTTGGCAAAAAGTCTTTCATCTCAACTACAAGGAATAGAGCTTCCAGGTACAGACCCATCAGCAAGATTTGAGCAAGGGAGACAGTTATTAGAACCAGCTTTTACAGAACAAAAAGAGCAATTAGAACAATCTTTAGCAGATAGAGGCATTCCAGCAGGAAGTGAGGCTTACGCAAGAGAATTAGACAGGTTGCAACAATCACAAGGTAGGCAATTACAACAATTATCTTTTGAATCAGTGCAAACAGCAGAAGCCCAAAGATCAGCAAGATTTAATGAATTAGCATCTTTACTTGGTCAAGCTCAAGTAGGTGGGGTAGGTTTTGAACAATTCCAACCTCAATTTAGCGGTTTAGATTTATTCGGTGCTGAGCAGGGGCAATTAAACAGAGCTTTCCAAGCAGAGCAAGCAAGAAAAGATAGAAGTTTACAGAGACAAAGTGCTTTAATTGGAGGTTTAGGTAGTCTTGGTAGTAGTGTAATTGGTGCTGCTGGTCAAGTAGGGGGTTTTAAAAAATTATTTTCAGATAAAAGGCTGAAAGACAATATAATTAAAATAGGAGAGTCAAAATCTGGACTCAATATTTACAAGTTTAACTACAAGGGTAAACCAGAAGTTTATCAAGGTGTAATTGCTCAAGAAGTACAAGAAAGTAATCCAGAGGCTATAATTGAGAAAGATGGCTTCCTAGCGGTTAATTATGATTTAATTGATGTTGAATTTAAAAAATATGGCAACAAATAGAGAATTACTACAAAAAGAATTACAAAAAGCAGGACAAATAAGACAAGCTGCCACAAGCGGAGAGGGTTTTGATCCTCGAGGCGGTTATGGAGTATTAGCTGCACAATTAGGAACAGCCGCAATAGGTGCTTTTGCTGAAAAGAGGGCAAGAGATAAGTTGATGGCAGAAAATGAAAGAAGAAAGCAGAAGATGGGCTTGTTATTAGAACAGAAGGGGATTTCATCTGAATTTGCTGATTTATTATCGCCAACAAGTCAAGATGCTTTAGTGCAACAAATTATTAAATCTGAATTAACTCCACCTACTGCACCAACCCCGCAATCACCATTAGCAAAGTTACAAGCTGATATTGAAGCAGGACTAATACCAGAAGACATAGGAAGGCAAGCTATACAGCAACAAGTACAACCTACAAAGCCATTGGTGGAGGTTAAAACTGGAGAATTCGAAACGGAGGAAAGAAAGCAGTTAGGGAAAGTTTTTGCTAAAAAGTATGAGTCAATAGCGGATGCAGGAGATCAAGCAAGGAGAGGTATAGAAACCTTAGAAACTTTAAGACAAGCAGTTAGTAATCCAGATGCGGCACAGGGTGCTTTTGCTGATTTACGAGCAGGAAGTAAGAAAGTAGCTGATTTATTTGGTTTTGATGTAAAAGGGTTAAAAGATGATGCTATTATCGCAGCGGTTGGGAATAAACTTGCTTTACAACTTAGAAATCCAAAAGGAGAAGATGGAGGGTTGACAGGTGCAACTTCTGATCGTGATTTAAGATTCTTAGTAGCTGGTGTTCCTAATAGAAATAAAACACAATCTCAAAATCTAGCTTTAATTGAAATAGGAATGAGGGACAAAGAAAGAACTTTACAGCTAAAAAATCTTGCTGATCAATATTTATCTGAAAAAGGAACTTTTAAAGGATTTGCTAAAGTTAAAAAAGAATTTTACGAAAATAATCCACTATTCCCAGATAAAGAAGGTAAAGCTAGAATTAGCGATATGTTAAGAGGTAATGCTCCAAGAATGACTCCAACAGAGCAACCAGCAACAGGAGGAATTAAATTTTTAGGATTTGAATAATGCCAATAGCAAAAATACAATTACCAGATGGAAGAATAGCAAGGTTTGAAGTGCCAGAGGGTACAACACAAGATCAAGTTATGCAATTTGCTTCACAACAGCAATTTGATAAACCTCAAGACCTATCTTTTTTATCAAAAGTTGGAACTGCAACAGTAGAGGGTTTGGCAGGATTTACAGAAGGATTAGGTCGTGCGGCAGTAGGTGCAACTCAATTAGGAGCTGAGCTATTGGGACAAGAAGAGTTTGCAGGAAAGATAGGACAACAAATAGCAAAAGAAAAAGAATTAGAAAAAGATGATTCAACAGCAAGAAAGGTAGGGCGTTTTATTGGTGGCATTGCTCCAGCTTTGCCAGTAGGTGCAGGAATGGGATTAATAAAAGGCGGTATTGCGGGGGGTGCGGCAGCAGAGCTTATACAGCCAACAGAAGAGGGAACAGCAAAAGAAAGAGTAAAGCAAACAGCAATTGGTGCAGGGTTGGGTGGTCTAACTGGTGGAGCTTTACTTGGTGCAGGCAAAACAATAAAAGGCACGGCAGGATTAGTAAAAAGACAATTTGTAGCAACCAAGCCAGAAGATATAATTGCAAAAGGTATAAGACCAGAAGACGCACAGCCAATTTTAGATAAATTACAAGAAGGTAAAATTTCAGTTATTCCAGATGTAGCAGGAGATGAAGTAAAAGGATTAACAAGAAGCATCGCAAAATTACCACAAGCAAAGGATGTAGTTACCGATGCATTAGAACAAAGAAGTTTTGGAGCAGTAAAAAGAGTTAGTGAGCAATTGTCAAAAGATATATCACCTGTAGGTGCTTATTTTGGCAATATAGATGATTTAGCAAAAGCAAGGAGCGAAATTGCAGCACCTTTATACGAGAAAGCCTTTAAACAAAATACAACTTTAGATATAAATAAAAATAAGGAACTATTTAATAAAATAGCTCCAGATATTGCTGATGCTAAAAATAAATTTAGATTATCAAGTGATATAAGTGATAATTCAATAGTAATGCTTGATGCTGCCAAAAAGTCTTTAGATGACAAGATAGGAAAAGCAATCAGACAAGGAGAAAGGCAAGAGGCAAGTATATTACAAGGAATTAAAAAAGAGTTAGTGAGTAAACTTGACGAACTCAATCCAGATTATAAAAAAGCTAGACAAGTATTCAGTGATTTTGCTTCAATCCAAAATGCACAAGAGCAAGGCTTAGAAATAGTAAAAAAAGGAATAACCGCCGAACAAGTCAAAAAGATGATAAAAGAAATGAGTGTTGCAGAAAAAGATGCTTTTAGAATTGGACTTAGAGAGGGGTTAGATAGAATAGTCAGAAATACTTCAATAGGTAATGATCCTGCTAAAAAGATATTTAATGATTTAAGTATTGTAGATAAAATAAAAGCCGCTTTAGGAGATGGAAAGAAATTTACAGATTTTAAAAAGAGAATGCAAGAAGAGATAGCGGCGGCTGATACTAGATTTAAAGTATTAGGAGGCAGTAGATCAGATTTTAATTTATCTCAAGACGATGTATTAGATAAAATAGTAAGTGGTGCGGAGGTTGCAAGAGGAGGTAAAACTGAGTTATTAAGGGTAACAGTAAATGCTTTAAAAAACAGAGCCGCAGGACTTAATAAAAAAAATGCAAAGCAAGTCGCAGAAATATTAGTAAATAGAGAAAAAGGAATTGAAGCATTGCAGAATATAATAAATAAAGAACAAAGTAAAACACAACAAAGAATATTAAAAGATTTTGTAAGGTCTTTAAGACCAGAGGTATTAGGTTCTCAAGCTTTACAAAATGATTAACAATAAATTATAAAATTATGCCAAAAGGATTATACGCAAACATACACGCAAAAAGAAAAAGAATAAAAGCTGGTAGCGGCGAAACTATGAGAAAAAAAGGTTCTAAAGGTGCACCAACAGCAAAAGCATTTAAACAAGCTAAAAAAACAGCTAAACCATATAAAAAGAAATGAAAAAGAAATCAGTTAATTTATCAATAGGAAGAGGTGAAAAATCCAAGAAAGGAGGATTGACAGCTAAAGGTAGAGCTAAATATAACAAAGCAACTGGAAGCAATTTAAAAGCACCTGTTACTGCTAAACAAGCAAGTAAAAGTAAAACAGCAGCAGCAAGAAGAAAATCTTTTTGTGCTAGAATGTCAGGAGTAAAAGGAGCAACCTCTAAAAATGGTAAATTAACCAGAAAAGGATTAGCATTAAAGAGATGGGATTGTAATTGACTTTTAAACTAATTTTACATAACCTAGAAAATAAATTATAAAATTATGCCAAGAAACGGATCAGGAACATTTAATAGAATTTACGACTGGACAACAGACCAAGCTAACGGAATAAACTGTGAAGCTGATAGAATGGATGAGGAGTTTGACGGAATAGCAACTGCTCTATCAAATTCAATAGCAATAGACGGTCAAACAACCATTACCGCAAACATCCCTTTTAATAGTAAGAAAATAACAGGACTTGCCAATGGCTCAGCAAGAACAGATTCAATCGCACTAGGTCAAGTGCAAGACAACACTTACGGAACTTTAGGAACTCTTGGAGGTTCAGCAGATACTTACACCGCATCACCATCACCTGCCATTACAGCTTATGCAACAGGATCAGAATTTAATTTAAAAGTTAATGCAACTAATACAGGAGCATCAACCTTGAATGTTAGTGCAGTAGGTGCTAAAAACATTAAAAAATATGATGGTGCAGGTTCTAAAGTAGATTTAGAAGCAGGAGATTTACAGCAAGATCAATATTATAAAGTGATTTATGATGGGACTGATTTTATTTTATTAAATCCAGAAATTATAGATAATTTAAAATCAAATAATTTAACCGTTAATGACAAGTTAAATACACAACCAAACACAGCCACAATATCATCAGGAGCTATTACTTATACAGGGGCTTATATGGTGATTGATACAGAGGGCGGAGCTTCTAGTGACACATTAGATACTATTAATGGAGGAACAGCAGGGGATAGGCTTTTATTAAGAGGTGCTACATCTGGTCGGAATATTATTATTTCTGATAATACTGGAAATATACAAACTAACAATAACACAAATTTTACATTAGAACCGACTCATTTAGATTCTGCCGAGTTTTATTATAACGGCTCTAATTGGATACAAACTGCTAGAAGGTTGGATTTAGATTTTCGAAACTCTAGAAGTACAAATGGCTACACATACCTACCAAATGGAATAATATTTCAATGGGGGGTTGCCTCCAATGTTGGAGGTAACTCTACACAAGTTGTTACACTACCAATAACTTATCCCAATGCGATATGGACGACTCAAGCAACTGCTGGAACTACTGCGGATATATTTGAACCAGTTCATTCATATTCACAAACTACTTCATCTATAACTGTTAGGAACTCCAACAGCCCAACTGTTAATATTTATTGGTTTACAATAGGAAATTAATTATGATAAAAATAAAATA